TGAACGCCGTAGGTCGGGTTAATCGAAGGGAAGACAGCCATCAGACTCCAGCCAACAAACCACCGGGGCGTTTCTGTTTGATCAGTTCTTGCTGGACTGCAAGACCGATTGCCTTGCCAAGCTGATTCGCTTGATCGGCGTTACCCTCTACGCTACTGCCGGTCGCATCGACGTTCACGGTGACGTTAGCTCCGCCCATTGCGTTGTTCGGGACGATGTTGCCCTGCGCTCCAGGGACGAACAGCTCGGGGCCGCGCTCACCGACGAGGTAAGAGGATCCGGCGGATACGGAACCTCCGTTTGCTCGTGCGCCTGCAAGCTGGGGCATTGCAAACGCCGCTGGATTGAATTTTACATTTGCTGCTGTACCTGCAGGGTTTGGTGAAAAAATATTGCTTATAGCATTTATAGCCTGATTGATAACATAAATTTGCAGCAACTGCCGCGCAATATCTGTTAAAACACCAGATGCAATTTTCCTCAGACTTTCACCAAATGCTTCTGTTCCTAAAATTAGAGCGTCAAAGGCACCTGCCATACCCTGCCCGATGGCGTTAGCTAAGCCATCCGCCATTTGTTTTTGTTGCTCTTGTTCTTTTGTGAAGCGTTGTGAATACTCAAGTACACTGCTGTAACCGGATGCAAGTCCTTCGATACGGCTGAGTGTCTCAGGTAGAAGATCGGCTGATTGTCTTTGTAAATCTACGATGTCGTATTCGTAATCACGCACCAGTGCGTACAGCTCGGCATTTCTAGCAATGATTAAGCTGTCCTGTTCACGAAGGTCTTTAGTACCTACTAAGGCTTTCTCCGTATCGCCGATAATCTTTGCACGGGCTTCCTCGTACTTTAATCTCAGCACGAGCTGACTATCCCCGGCAATTTCCGCTTGGCGGATTTTGGCTTTTATTTCGGCAGTACGCATAGTAAGTGCTGCCTCTTCCCTTAGCTTATTTATCCGTTTTTCAAGTGCGGCCGCAGCCTTTGCTGTTGTGGAAGTTCCTCCCGAAGGTGTGAGCTGGCTAGGTGCATTTATGCTTTCAATACCTAGTGGTTTCTGTGGTGCGCCTAGCGTTGCTCGTCTTGCCGCTATGTCTTTTTGGACACGTGTAAGCTCCAGCTGTGCTGTTTGTACGGAATACTCGCCTAACTTTCCTGTGTATTTACCGAGTTCTATTTGTGCATTAGCGGCTACCTGTTCAATTTTATTTAGATCTTCAGCAGTCTGAGCAAGTTTAGGATTTAGTGTACTTAGTCCCCTTGTTATACCGTCGATGTTAGTTTTGCTAGCAAGCCCTGTGCCCCTGAAGGCTGCAGATGCAGATACTGATTTGGCCGCTTCTCCTACTGTTTTATCTGTAATAAGTTGAATTGCCTTAGTGGCTCGTGTGATAATCTGGGCTAACTTACTTAAAACGGTATCTAAAGCTGGGACAAGCGTGCTAAGTAATGCACCAGCGGCTCCGGCTATTGCGGAGCTTATCCCCTTGACCGCTTTAGTAAACCTGTCAAAACCAGTAGCACCTTTATCCGCAGTGTTTTCTGCTCGGCGCCCCATATCTACAAGGGCGTTTGTTAGTTGCTGAACACTTACTTCTCCATCTTTGGCCATCTCCAATAACTTGGAGCGGCTAACGCCGAATTTATCTGCTAACTCGTCTTGGATAGGAATACCTTGCGCTGTAAATTTGTTTAGAGTCGTAATACTAACTTTACCCGATTCAAGAGTGTCCGCAAAAGCCTGGGCAACTTTATCAACACTTCCGCCATATTCTTTAGAAAGTTCAACGGCAATTTTGATTGCAGAGGCTGTTTCTGTAGTCGATAACCCTAGTCCCTGTATGTTTACTACTGCTGCTTCTAGTTGCTGGCTATTACGACCGGCCAGCTCAAATGCAGCAGAAAGTGCCTGCGCTTGTGTGGAACTGAACCCAAGTTCGGCAGATAATTCTTTAACTCTAGCTTTAGCGGCTTCAATTTCACCCAGTGCTGTTCCAATCAATGAGCCAGCGAAACCTCCCGCTCGACCGCCTAGTAGACCACCAATAGCACCTCCCACAGCAGCTTGAGGGCTTTGACCGAATAGCAGGGGAAACGCACCACCGATGGCTGCAGAACTAAGGCTTCCTTTAATTGCTTTACTGATCGCAGTTATACGTGCTGTCTGTTTACGTGCGTTTTCAGCTCTAAGGCGATCTATTTGAATTAACTGCTTTTTCTCCTCTTCAAAGAACTTTTTATTCTCTGCGCGTTGCTCTCTAAGTTCTTTAGCTCGTAAAGCTGCTTCAGCTCTTTCGGGAGAGACGTCACCTTCAAATCTACGCCGTGTAGAACGCGGCTGAGGTCCAAATGGGAATGGACTTATCTGCCCACCGGCTAAAAACTCGTCGCGTCTTCTTTTTTCTTGGACCTGAGCTGCAAGGCGAGATCGCGCAGCACTACTTTCGGCCTGCTCTAAAGATCGTGTGGCATCCAGAGCCTGTTGAGCCGCCAACGCTTGTTCGCGTAAAGCGTCCGCTTTCTCTTTGGCTTGTGCGGCCAAGCGCGTCCGAGCAGCAGAACTTTCTGCTTGCTCCAAGCTACGGATTGCTTGTAGTGCTGTAGCGGCAGCGTCGGCTTCCTCCTCTAGAAACTTTTTGCGTTTGCGTGCAGTTTTAAGGGATTTGACTGCTTTTGCTTCTTGAAGCTCGGTTTGAGTTATCCCACTAGCTTGGCGCACCAGATCGTTTATCGCCCTTTGCTCAAGTGCCTGTGCTCTTATTACAGATACAAGCTGTGAGGCAGCAGTGACCGCCTGCTGAGTAGAGGAGTGGTACTCGCCTATCTGATGACGTGCATCTTTTAGTTGAGCATTTAACTGGTTAAGAGTAGAGCCTTTAATTAAATCAGCAAAAGATGTTTTTGTGTTGTCTACAGCTGTTTTTAATCCGTTTACTTGCCCTATAATGCCTGCAATGTTTTCTGTTGCTTGTTTTCCTACAGCTTTATCTACGGCTGCTCCAAGGCCTACGGCAGCCGAGGATGCTTTTAGTAGTTGAGGTGCAAACGCCATTGCAGCAACTGCTGCAAGTCCCATCGCATTGGGTATATGCCCAATTTGGTTGAGGATATTTCCTACAAGTTCAGGAACTCCTCCGAGTGAACTATTTATAGAGCTAGCAGCACTCTTACCTAGGAATCCGAATTTATTGATTACATCGGTAATGCTTGTAGATAGCTGTCCTGCACCTAATACAGCTCCCGCAAATAATCCGCGACTGAATACATTACGGACTTCAGTCCCGACTGTTCGGGCAGTATTACCTACGCGCCTAAGGACTCTTTCGGGTGTACCAAAGTCAATACGTGCCGCAGCTCCGGCCAGTTGGTCAAGGCGCTGCTGAAGTTTTGTGAGCTGACTCTCAACCTGCTGAGTCTTGGCCCGTACCTGAATATCGACGTTATATTCAGCCACTGTGGTGCGCCAGGGGTCTTGTGCCCCAGTCTACTGCGACTACCTTGACGCGGTACGGGCTTTCATTCTGGCCTGATCCATCGACCTCTGCTCTTCTTCATTGCGGAGTTCAAAGAACGCCGCCCAGCCGACAAGCTCCTCGGTCGTCAAGCTCTGAGAAAGCTGGGTCACAGTCTGACCCAGCTCTTTGGCGAGGAAATAGATAAAAAACCAGTCTTTATTAGCTTTTGAGGGCGGCTTTCGCTTCCTCCACTTTGTTTTCGGCGCCAGAAGTCAGCATCGCCAGCTGGATTTCTTGGAGAATGCTGGCTTCGACATCGCGGCGCAGAGCAGCGCGTTCGCCGTCGGAAAACAGGCGCTTGCCATCTTTGTCGAGAGCCTTCTCGATCATCAGGCTCAGAGCAAAGTCGTTGGCGTCCTCGGAGTCGGATTTTTTCTGGATTGACTCGCGCTCAGCGATGGTCAATGGGTGCCAGTAGATCTCCAGCACGACTTCGCCTTCGACTTTGACTTCGTGCTTATAGAGCTGGCTGACTCCGAACTTGTTACGGAGCAGTTCGGTAGCACGCATAAATGAAGTTGTTGGTTACTACAGAATACTACGCCCGTGCAGTGAATTGGCAAGAAACGATGCCGATGAAGTGTGAGCGGTCCTCCGTGTTGATCGGGGTGGGGCCGACAATGTCGAGCACACGGGGGGATGCACTGTAGGTATCGGTGTAGCCGCTTGCGTTGACGGATGTCAGGCCGTCAATTATGGCCTCGCTAATTGCAGACAACACGCTCGTTCCAGCGTTTTTGGGGACGTAGACAGTGCATTGGATTACCCCGGAGTAATAATCCTGGGCGGCGCCTTGAGTTTGAAGCGTGGATCGGTTGAAGTTGACCGACATGAGCACGTACTTCGTGCTTTTTCCAGGGGTGGTGAAGGCGACGTTGTCGTACACCATCCTCACGGCACTGTCGGCATCGCTGACTGCGTCGGTAACTGCTTTCTCGAAGGCAGCGCGAGCGTTTACTAGCGTCATGATGATTCTCCCGGAACCTCATAGGAAACATACTTAGTCCCGGGGGAGAACAGATTGAACAGATTCCTGCCACCGCTACCTTGACCAGATGCGACGCGGATGCGGGTTGGAGACTTCTTATCGCTGAAAACGTACTTCACTAGGTCTTTCATTTCGCCTTGCACATAGTTCGAGATATTGTTTTTGGGCGATGCAAGTGCGTCTGAGGCGTATTTAACGGTGTTACCGATAAATACGGACTGGTTCAATTTGAATCGGGGTACGGAGTGGCGGGGCTGGATAATTGGTTGGCTGCCCGATGCAAGTTTTACGTAGCCGCTGGGCATGGTTACGGTTTCGATCTTGTCCCAAGGGCTGAAGTTTTCTCGTTCGTCGCGGGCGCGGGGGCGGCTAGTGGCCGCTTTCCAGCTAGAGGCAAAGAAACCCGTCAGCACAGGACTGACTTCTGGAGTTGCGAGTTCATCGAGCGCAATCTGAATAAGACCATTTAGATCGTCCTCCAGACGATTCATAAGGTCTTTTTTCATGTGTTTAATATCTCGTCCCATCAGAAGCGCACCAAGACGATGTAGAGGTATTCTTGCCCGCCGCGATAGGTGCGGATGTCAGTGATTTGGGCTGTGCAGGATGTGCCAGCGTAAGTAAGTGTTATCTGGTCTTCAAATGTGGGTTGGTTATTTCCGATCAGGTTGGGGGTGATATAGATCTTGGCTTGGCGTTCTTCGCGGCCTTCTTCTTCCTGGGAAACGACAAACTCAACTGGCACTTTGATGCTGGAATAGCTGGTGTCGGTTGTGGTTAGTGCGCCGGTTGCGTAGTTGTAGCTTGGCGACGCTTTGCGGGTGTAAGTGATGCTGGTGTCGAGGGCAGTACCAAGGTCTGATACCACCGATTTGGCGACGCTTTTGAAGAGGCTGTCGAGTGCTCCGGCCATGATTAACCCCTCACAACACGTACTTGATAGCTGCCGCTACCTCCAAGG